GCCAGCAATAGAATCTTCAATCAGTTGTGTCAGGGACGAGTTTACCGTTGTCCCCCACGTATTCGTGAGTTCCCCGGTTGTGGGCAGTACAAGCCCTAGCAGTGTTGTGTATGAGGATGCCACGTTTAAACTCCTTTTTGCATTCTATTGGTTTATCAGACAACAGTCCAGACGGAACCGGACGGAATGGTCACCGTGATGCCTGAAGCTACCGTGATTGGCCCTGCGCTGATGGCATTCCTGCCTGTGTTGATGGTTGAACTTACGTCAATCTGAGCATCATTCTCTGTGTAGCCTTCGCCGCCATACACTGACCGGCCTGCCGGGTAGGTGACAAACACATCTTTTGTACCGGCGCTGAACGAAACCAAGCTGCCTGAATTGCTGGAAGACAACACAGTTGTCCGGGCCAGTGTTGTACCTGCGGAGGTGTACGTACCAATACCAACCTCCCACTCGGCTGTACCCTGTCCGGCGATGGTGTAGTACGTGGTGTTGGCGTTGCCAACGACCGCAAATGATTGGAAGCCAGTAACGGCTCCGGCAAGCGTGACTGTGCCTGTACCAGTGGTGGTAGTAGTTTCCCTAACTCGGTCAGCTAAAACTAAGGCCATGTCTTACTCTCAGGTTGTCCCAATTTTTGTCCAAGTATTGGGGTTGCTGCTGTCAATCTCTGCCCAGCCTGCGGTTTCTGCGGTATCAACAGTTGTCCAGCTTGCGGTTTGCGCAGCGTTGATTGTCGCCCATGTTGTGCTTTCTGCGGTATCTATATTGCCCCAGCCTGCGGTCTGGCTGTCGTTGATAAGCTCCCACAAGAACCGGGCAAAGAACGAGTCTGACGCTGTGATTGTCTCTTGAATGGCGCACAGGAACACCTGTGCCACCACAACTTCATCAATGGCAGAGCCAAATTCCTCAATCAAAGCCTCAAAGGTAGCGGCTGCGTCGATGGCATCTGTAGCTGCGGACGACTCAGAAATGTTGGTAACCCACAGGTTTGAGGCCACATTGGTATCTGTAGCCGTGGATGTCTCGCTGACATTTGCAAGGAAAGCAAACGAGCTTGATGTTGCATCTGTGGCGGTCGCCGTCTCGGCAATCGTGGACGCGAATGTCTGTTTGCCAGCGGTGGAGTCCGTGGCTGTAGCTGTCTCTGCCACGTTCGTAGCAAAGGTTTGTGCAGCGGCAAACGTGTTGGTTGCTGTCGATGTCTCTGTGACCGCAGTTGGGAATGTAGCTGCTGCTGAGATTGAGTCCGTTGCCGTGGCAGTCTCTGTCACAGGCGCATTGAATGTGCTGGCTGCTACTGCATCGGAGTCAGTGGCTGTTGCCGTTTCTGCAATCAATGACAGGTATGTCTGTACTGCTGAGAATGTGTTGGTCGCTGTAGCCGTCTCAGAGACTGTGGTGGCAAATGTCTGCGCAGCAGACAGGGAGTCCGTAGCTGTTGAAGTCTCAGTGACCGTAGTTACGAATGTCTGAGCCGCAGCAAATGTGTTGGTTGCCGTTGAAGACTCAGCAATAGCCGTTGGAAATGTCGCAGCCGAAGACACCACATCTGTGGCGGTGGATGTCTCTGATACGGCTGAAAGGAAAGTTAAAAGCGAAGAAACGCTATCCGTCGCTGTGGCTGTCTCTACTATGGATGCGTTGTAGGTAGAGCTTGCAAGCGACGAAAAGGGGGACTGCGAGAATGCGGATATGCCGAACACTCGTCATGCCCCGCTCATATCAGGCTGCTGCCAGTTCGGCTTCAGCGAACCAACGCTGTTGCACATGGCTTTCAACATCCGTCCACTCAATCAAGTAGGACACATTGCCGTCTTCATCCATGCGCATACCGATCACCGGGCCAAGAGGCACAACACCAATCAGTTTTACGGTATCGCCTTTTTTAAATGTTGCCATGATTAACCTGCCAGACTAAGGGTATACGTTACGTTCAATGTGTCGCCAGACACAACAGAGCGATCACCGGGGGATGTAAAGTCAGAAGCTGAGTACAGCGTACCAGTCGATCCGCTCTTCGTGCTGTTACTAATCAAGAATGCACCACCAACAGTTGAGGTTGCGTTAATACTGTAAACAGCGGGAGAAGCTGAGTTGGTCGCCACAGACGGATTGGCTGTGGTTGGTGTTGCAAATGTGCAAGCCGGACGGGTTGCTTGGCTGTAAGGAACGACTTCAGTCCAACCAGCGTGCGAGGCAGAGGTGTCTCCAGCGGCAGGGCTGTTGGTCGCGCCTGCACCGTACAAACCGATGTACCAAGTGGCAGTGTATGCACTGCCCAAGAAGTACTTGTTGTTCATGTCCTGCAAGCCGCCATTGACAACCAAGTTGGGGCATTCAGCTTCCCACTTCAGCTTGCCGTCTTTGTCAAAACACTGCATCGTGTAAACGCCTTTGGCGGTAGCTGACTCGCCAGCCTCCAAGGCTTTGGTGATTGCGCTGCCGATGGTATCGGCTGCTTGGGCTTTTTCTATTGCTGACATTTATTGCTCCTTACGCAATGCGAATGATCGCTGAAGTGTTGGTACTAGCTGGAAACTGTACCGTGAAAGTTGCTGCCGAGGTCTTGTTTGAACCAAAATCTAAAACGCAAACAGCGCCGCCAGATGTGTATATCAAAGCTCCCCGAGCCGTAATAGCGCCTGTCCATTCAGCATTTGCAAACGAAATGTACGCTGTTGTATTAGGTGAATTGCCTATCGTAGGTGTCTGTGTAATCGTGAGAGCAAGACCGCCAGCCGTGTACCCGTCAGCCACAACTTCGCCCGTAGCCGTATAAGCCGTGGTAGCCGGATTAAGTGTGGCTTCATTGGTGTACAACGCCATATAGAACGTGTCGGTCGTAAAGTCGAACGTGCCGTTCATCAGCCCAGTCTTGAAAGTGTTGCAAGCAAAGTTGCCAGTGAACGCCATTATTTAACCCCATTGTTCTGCGGTAACGGGGCCACACGTACTTGACCGCTGCGGTAAGCATCACTGCGCTCCATACCGTTGCCCAGACGAATGGCCAGACCAAGGGCTTCTTTGTACTTCATGTCGTAGCCGGTCATGATGTCAACTTCACCTTTCATATAGGTGTAAGCCTCAACCAAAGAACCGTATAACAGTACAGAGTCAAGGTTGTCACCCAACCATGTTGTGGATGCGGTGACGATTGACTCGGGGTAGTAGTAATAGTGCAGCTCTACGTCATAGGCCGCATCAGGTGTTGGGCCAAGGATGAAGCTCAACTCATTGGTTACCACAGGGCTTGCACCAGAGGTTGTGGTCGGGCCAAACAAAGCGTAGTATTTTGGAATGGCCGTATCTGTTGGTGCGGGATATGCCTGCCGTATGAAGTTCACATCTTTGTTCAGCAGATACTCGTACGTACCCGCTGCATCAATTACCGCCAATGAATATACCGCCAAGAAATCGCCGGGGCAAGATAAGTACTTGTTGCTTGCAGTTGTTACACCTGTCTTATTTGCCCTCAGAGATGGGAACTGCACCGTGTTGTAAATGCGTTGCTCCGCCTGCTGAATAAATGTATTCATAGGCGTAGGATCAGTCGAATAGTTAAAACTATTCTCCGTGTAATCCTGAATTGCAATTACAAGCTGGGCGTAATTCATGCCATCGGGCCTCTGGCCATCACGCCTTTGGTGGCTGCGCCAGTACCACGGATTTTAATGCCGTCAGTCTTGGTGCCCTTGTAGTCTCCGCTGCGCACGTTGGCCACAGAGACGTTTGCTTCACGCAAATACTCTTTGTTGGGCTGGTTGTACACATCCACGGTCGGGATAGTTTTGGGTTGTTTGTATTCAGCCATTTCAGCCTCCGCGACCAACAGAACGCTGGTTCATGACCTTGGCCATGTTGCGTCCGTACTTGAGCATGTCGCCGTTGGTTTTACCGCCAGCCTTGAGCTTTGTCATCGGCTTGCCGGGGTGCATATTCTTTTCATGCTTACCAACGGCGGACTTAATCATCTTCTTGTCCTGTGCCAAATCTTTCTTGTCTTCTGCCATGATCGACTCCTTATGTC